GAGGGTCCTAACTTGCCCCCACCGCTGCCCGCGGTTCCAAATCCGGGAGCGGACAACACTAATGCGTTCCCAGCTGTTGGTAACAACGGTCTGTTTGGCGGCGGCCCAATGTCTGGCGGCACACCTACGCAACTTCCGGGGCCTAGAATCCCGACTTTTACAGGTACAGGAAATGACGGCTTTGGAAGCGTCACGCAGGGGCCGTTAGACTTTTATAACCCTAACCCAGAAGTAGGAATGGCCCCAACTGGCACCGTACAGACGCAAGAGCCGGACTACATGATGTCCGCATATAACTTCTTCAACCCTGATCCTCGCGGCTTGCAAACAGGTCTACCACCACAAGAAATGGTAAGACGAGCTCAAGGACGTTTGATGCAGGAGGATGTAAAGCCGCCGGAAGTTCAGTCTTATCTTGAACACATTGTTCAAACAGGTGGTAATCCAACGATGTCGGCCCCTAATATGATGAGCAAGCTGATGGCGGGGGTGGAGGCACTACCAGCCCCGCCATTGGGGATTCTGCCCAGCGGCGAAATGATTGCGGGCCAACCGGGCCCCGGATTTGGCTTGCCTGACGGAACTGGACCGGGCGGCGTAACGCTTCGACCCGGACCATCACCCCTCTCTGGGTTTCAAGGCATAGGAACCGTAGGTCCGGGAGGCATCCAGCTAGCCCGCACACAGTTTGGCTAAAGCAGCCAACTCCTAGCCTGTTCGCCCAGCACTTTACCGGCAAGGTCAATTTTACAACGCAAGGCTTCTAGTATTTTCACGTCAATTGTGTCGGGCGAGACAAGGTCAATATATGTCACTTTGTTCTTTTGACCAATCCGGTGTGCACGGTCTTCCGACTGCAAACGTATTTCTAGGTCATAGCTATTGCTGTAATAGATCACGGTATTTGCCGCAGTCAGAGTAATACCATACCCGCCTGTTCGCGGCTGACCAACAAAGAACCGAAGCGGACTTGCTTTGTCCTGAAATGTGTCAACAATCTGTTGACGCTCGTCCTGTTTGGTGTCGCCGTAGTAAGTTGCGACCGCTTCGGGCCCAAAGCGGTCGCGCAGGGCATTGGCTACCTGTTGGATGTCGTGTGTATACGTCGCCCAAATGATAGCCTTACCCTGTAACTCGTCAGTGATCTCCAGCAACTCCCGCAAGCGGTTGCTGTCCAGAACCTGAACCTCACCTTCATCTGGTTGAAGGTGACCACAACATATTTGTTGTAGCCTCATAATCTGTGTCAACACGCTGGCCGTGGTAGCCAACCCACCGTTTTGTAATTCAGCAAGCGCCAGTTTCTTCATCTGTTTGTAAACCCGCTTTTGCTCTTCTGTTAACTCAACGTCCCGGCAGATATACACTTTGTCAGGAAGATCTAGGCATTCTTCTTTCAAAATGCGGTTACTAAAGCGGTCCAGCTTCATATTGAGTTCGTCAAGCCGCCGATAGCCCACGATCTCCTGAAAGGCACGGGTGCCCATCTTGCGCTTTTGCACCAGCGCATAGCGGTTCTGAAAAGAATAATAACTGTTAAAACCAAGTGCATCAGGAGACAGAAACGCACACTGGCTAAACAAATCCATAGGTGACTTAGTCACCGGCGATCCAGTTAGGATGCGCTTATACTTAGCGTTTTTAGCCAGCATCATGATGTTCTTGGTGCGGGTAGCCTTGCGGTTTTTAATCGTCGTGCTTTCGTCCACGATCATTATATTGTCCGGGTTTTCTTTCAGAAAAAAGTATGCGGCTTTCGTACCACGCGGCGTGGACAGCGCCTCGACGTTCATCACAAACACCTTTAGCCCGTCAAACTCGCCATATACAAGTTCCTTCATGTCTTCTTGAAACTTTTTAGCGGCAGATGGTGTCCAGCGCACAACCATGCGCTCAATGTCATCGGGCAGGTGAGTGGGTATCTCGCCCTTTACCCAGTTGTCATAAACGCCTTTAGGCGCTAGGATTAAAGCAGCACTAACCCGCTTTGCCTTGTATAAAGCACCGATAGTGTCAATGGCTACTTTGGACTTGCCTGTTCCCATCTCCATGAACAGCGCGTAATAGTCCGCGGCCCACGAGTCTTCCCACGCCCTCTGCTGGTGGTCGAACGGCTTGGTTTTAAATTTATAATCCCGCATAATTTTCTCCTTGACACTAAGACAATATAAGCATATATACGACATTGTCAAGGCCCGAACGGTGCCTTTAACCACGATAGGAGAAACGCGATGAGCGATATCTTTGAGCAGATGGAGCAAGACTTTAAAGACAGTCTGGCGACATCAGTTGAAAAACTGGACCAAGGTGACCTGACAACGGTTGCTGGTATGGCCAGAGCAATCCGTGACAAAGAGAAAGCGGTAAACGACCTTGAGCGGAAGCTGAAGGACGAGAAAAAAGCTTTGCTTAAAATGACGGACGAAGACTTACCTACCATGCTTGCAGAGATTGGTCTGTCTAGCATGAAACTGGATGACGGTTCAGAAGTGACTGTCAAACAAACTTACGGGGCAAGCATCCTTGTAGATAATCGGCCAGCCGCCTACGACTGGCTTAGGGAGCATGGGTACGATGACATCATTAAAAATACCGTTGCGTGTACGTTCGGGCGCGGGGAGGACGATAAAGCGTCAGCCTTCAAAGCCTTTGCGGAAAAAGAGGGCTATGTTGCGGAGCAAGAAACGGGTATCCACCACTCGACGCTTCGTGCCTTTGTCAAAGAACGTGTTGAAAATGGTGACGATTTCCCAATGGAATTGTTCGGAGCCTATGTCGGACAACGCGCAATTATTAAGAGGAGCAAATAAAATGACTGAAAAAAAGAAAGCTGTAGCAGAGCAGAAAACTGCTGAAATTGTCCAGTTCGACTCGACCATGTTCGAGGCTGACGCTGGTGTTGGTCTTGAAAATATGGGTCAAGACGATCTTGCCTTGCCCTTCCTGAAAATTCTGGGCGGTATGAGCAAGGAGCTCGACGACTTAGAAGATGCCCGCAAGGGTGACATTTTAAACAGTGTCTCTGGCATGGTTTACAAGGGCAAGGACGGCATCAACGTCATTCCGGTAGCCTACCAGCGTCGGTTCATCCAATGGGCCCCCAGAGGCGAAGGAACGGGCGCTCCCGTGGCTATTTACTCACCGGGTGAGAAGATGCCAAAAACCGAGCGGTCTGCCGATGACAACAAAGAGTATGTCACCGACGGGTCTGGTCAGTACATCGAAGAGACGCATCAGCACTTTGTAATCGTTCTAAACGACGACGGCTCTGCTGAGACAGCGTTGATTGCGATGAAGTCCACTCAGCTCAAGAAGTCAAGAAAATGGAACAGCATGGTGTCTTCGCTCTCAATGCAGGGCAAAAACGGGCCGTTTACCCCGCCGCGGTTTAGCCATGTTTATCACCTCAAGACGCAGCTTGAAGAAAACAGCAAGGGTAGCTGGCACGGCTGGGAAATGAGCCGCGTCGGTCCTGTCGAAGATATGAACTTGTACAGCCGTGCAAAAGAGTTCAACGCAAGTATCCAGTCAGGTGACGTTGTTGTAAAGCATCAGGACGATAGTGTAAGCGGGGAAAATCTCTCCGACGACGTGCCGTTCTAAAACAGCTAGGGTGACGTTATAACGCCTTAACGTCACCCTTTTCTTTTGGGGGCGTCATGTCTGTAGAAAAGTTTTCCGCCGTATTTAATGGCCTAGAGTTGGCCTACGGCACATATAAAGTCGAAAAGAAGCAGGCTAACGGGAAGAGCACTGGTCGTGCCGCCATTGTGCGCGAAACACGGACCACGGCGCTTTGGGAAGGGCACCTATCTGGTAAAGGCCGTTCCGTCGGAATTATTCCGATCAACGAAGACAACAACTGTGTCTGGGGTTGTATTGACGTTGACCAGTATCCGCTTGACCACAAGCTGCTGGTAGAAAAAATCCGCAAGCTAAAGCTTCCGCTTGTTGTCTGCCGATCTAAGTCCGGCGGCGCACACTGCTTCCTGTTCACTACAGAGTGGGTGGAAGCCAAAGATATGCAGGCAACCCTGCAACAGATTTCTGCCGCATTGGGATACGGTGGCAGTGAGATATTTCCAAAGCAGATAAAACTGCACCTTGATCGGGACGATGTTGGCAACTTCCTGAACCTACCCTATTACGATGCGGAAGACGGCCTACGCTACGCAATTAAAGACGACGGCACGTCTGCCACGCTCGACGAGTTCTTTGAGTTATATGAAACGCACAAACAGACGCCAGAACAGTTACTGCAACTGCAAGTAGGCGAAGAGGCAGAGTCTGCCACGCTCAAAGATGGGCCGCCTTGTTTACAGTTTTTAGTCAAAAATAAAATAGGCGAAGGTGCCCGCAACAACGGGCTGTTTAATTTAGGTGTGTATGTTCGCAAGGCCTACCCAGATAGCTGGGAGACCGAAATTATGACATACAATCTGCAATATTTAGACCCACCGCTGGCCATCAACGAAGTCACGGTAATAACCAAACAGCTTAATCGTAAAGACTACACATATAAGTGTAGTGACGCGCCGATTAACGCGCACTGTAACAAGGAGTTGTGCCAGACTCGTAAGCACGGCGTCGGGGCGGCTATTCAAGGGGCGGCTATCGCCAATCTTCGTAAATACAATTCTGTCCCGCCCGTCTGGTTTGTGGATGTAAACGGGGAGCCTGTAGAACTTGATACAGAGGCCCTGATGAGCCAGCCCGTATTCCAGAAAGCCTGTATGGAGCAACTTAACTTCATGCCGCGCTCTGTCAGCAAGCAGATTTGGGAGGGACGCATTGGTGCTTTAATGAATGAAATGCGCGACAACGAGAGCGCAATTATGGAGGTGGCGGAAGACGCCAGTATCAGCGGTCAATTCTACGATTATCTAGAAGAGTTCTGCGCTCATATGCAGAAGGCTAATGACAAAGAAGAAATCCTACTCAGGCGGCCTTGGACCGACGAGGACGAGGGTCTGACATATTTTCGCCTTAAAGACTTTGAGTCCTTTCTGAAGCGTAACAAGTTTTTCGAGTACAAGTCACACAAGATAGCCCAGCGTCTACGGGACAGGGGCGGGGAGAGCAAGCTGTTAAAGATAAAAGGCCGTCCTGTTCGGGTGTGGACGATCTCGTCTTTTGAGTCCAGCGACATAGAATTTAACAGCCCTAATTTTGGCACCAAACAAACGGAGGCACCTTTCTAATGTTACTAGCAGATGGATTTAACAAAGCTGTAATAGGTACGGGGGAAAGAGCTTGTCAGCCCACAATAGTGGTATACGACTTTGATAAATGTGTAGCTATTCTGTGCGAGCGAGACAACATGAGCATAGATGAGGCGGTTGACTTTATGTATTATAACGTCATCGGGTCGTGGGTAGGTGACGAAACCCCTATTTTTATGCGCCATGTTGACAGCGTTGAGGACCTAACTGATGTTGATTAGAAATATGGATACTAAGATATTCCGTATATACGGCCCGCCCGGAACAGGAAAGACTACAGCCCTGCTAAACAAAGTAGATGAGGCACTAGAAGCGGGTGTTAACCCCGCCCACATTGGCTACTTTGCATTTACCCGCCAAGCCGCTAACGAGGCTGTCGAACGCGCCTGTACCCGCTTCAAACTAGATAAATCACAACTGCCGTGGTTCCGCACCCTGCACAGTTTTGCTTTAAAGCTATCTGGTATTCGGCAAGAACAGGTCATGCAGGCAGAGCATTACAAAGAACTAGGCCACGCTTTGGGCGGCATTGATCTGCGAGTGGATGCAAACCAGATCAATGGCGATGAACTGTTTGACCTAAACAAAAACGGCAACCCACTAATCAGCCTGATTAACCTCGCCCGTCTGCGCAAAGTTGATTTGCGGCAACAATATGACGAGACCCAAATGGCAATGTCGTGGAGTTATGTTAAATATGTTGCAGACGCCTTACAGGAATATAAGAACAGGTTTAACCTCTACGATTTCACCGATATGCTGGAGGTGTTTGTGCGGGACGGCGCGGGGTTCTGCCCACGCCTAGCCATCACTTTTATTGACGAAGCACAAGACTTATCCCCACTGCAATGGGACGTGGCTCATGTGCTTGAGCAACACTCCGACCGCATCTACTGCGCGGGCGATGACGACCAAGCCATCTACCGCTGGGCAGGTGCCGATGTCGAACACTTCATCGGCCTCAACGGCGGCTACGAAGTATTGGAGCAGTCCTACCGCGTACCCGCTACCGTTCATCCGCTTGCAGAGCGTATTGCTCAACGCATCAATCGCCGCGTACCAAAGACCTACCTACCGCGCAAAGATGCAGGCAGGGTGCAACGCATCGTAGACACGGGACAGATAGATTTTTCTAAGGGTTCATGGCTCGTGTTGGCTCAAGCCGGATACTTTCTTGACCCCACTGCCGAAGACTTGAAAAGCCGCGGGTATCTGTTTAGCCGAAAAGGCTACCGCTCAATCTCAGAAAGACTAAGTGAAGCCGTCAACGGCTGGGAACAAATGAGGAAAGGCAAGCGAATAACCGGAAAGGCCGCACGGACCGTGTACAGTTATATGTCTGTCGGTGACAGAGTCAGGCGCGGCTTCAAAAAATTACCCGCTGTGGATGACGATGAAACAGTCAGTTTAGAAGAACTGCAACAAAACCACGGCCTGCTAGCCACTATCGACATGATATGGCACGAGGCAATGGATAAATTGCCCGACAGCGACCGTGCGTACATCACGGCTCTTCTGCGGCGCGGCGAAAAATTTAATGCCATACCCCGCATAAACTTATCCACGATCCACGGATCTAAGGGAGGCGAAGCAGACAATGTTGTGCTATATACAGACTTGTCTCCTGCCGCCGTGTCCGCCGCGGAACACGCGCCGGATGACCTGCATAGAGTGTTTTATGTAGGTGTAACCAGAACCAAGCAGAACCTCTACTTGGTTGAACCCGAAGATACGAACAAGAGTTATTGGATATGAAGCGTGAAGAAATTCTTAAAAAAGCAGAGGGCCTAGTCAACGGCCCACGGGCCAAAGCCTACGGCGATGCCCAAGAAAACCACGAGCGCATAGCCAAGATGTGGTCAGTGCTTTTGGATAAAGAAATTTCAGTTTCGCAGGTCTATCAGTGTATGGTTGCTGTCAAATTGGCGAGGCTTATAGTAACACCGGACCATGAAGACAGCTGGATGGACATCTGCGGGTATGGCTCATTAGGAGGGGAAGATTAACATGAACTACATCACAAGTAACATTCCGTACTTTAAAGCGTGGGTGCGTAGAGAATACACAACTAATCACGATAGATACCACGGCGAATTTCTACACGCTATGGTTATCGCAGTCACCACTCTACCCATGCGTACCCTGTCTTTTCAGGTTTTGTTTACGGGGTGCGAAGACGAAGAAGACAATGTACACGGTGGTGCTATGTGGGCGCGTATGCCCTTGACTGCACTCGTGGGTGACACCCCCTTCGATGAATGGCCTACGCCCATGCCAACATACTTAGCCCAGCCGTGGGATTGCCAGTCACACCACCATTCGGTATTTGTATTAAACAGGGCTACACCCTGCCCGTGGTTGGCTAAGATAGACGGGGACTTCTTCCCTGCCAAATATTATTTCACGGTAGACTACACAGACAGCGAAGTTGCAGATGATCCTGCACAGCACAAACAAAGTCACATCCTAGAACTCTTGGATGCTGGTGAGTGGACAGGCAACATAGTTGCACTTCCAAACAACAGAGTACGGGTAACCAACCCTGCTTGGTTTGCAACGGGCGACGGCCCACCGGACTTCGACCCTAGTCAGTGGGTACATCATTCTAAACAAGACCCGAATTATGTAAAAGATACAAAACGGATATTTAACAACCTCTATGCGGAGAGTGATTATGAAGAAGATGATTCGCTTTATTCGGATACAAAAATTGGAGGAGTACCTTGACCAAGGCTGGGTACTCGTTAAATGTGGCACAGAGATGGCCGCGGTTAGGAAAGTATAATGGCACTACAAATGACCATGTTCGGTCCTAAAAGTGAATGGGTGCCACCCGCAGAGCTACCCGACATTTTTGATGCAAAGCAAATAGCTATAGATGTCGAGACCCGCGACCCAAACATCAAAACCAACGGCCCCGGATGGCCTACAGGTGATGGTGAGGTAGTGGGCTACGCTATCGCGGTAGCGGATTGGGCAGGATATATCCCGATCCGCCACCTTGGTGGCGGCAATCTGGACGAGCGCATCGTTAATAAATGGCTTAAGAAAGTGTTTGAGTGCCCTGCCGACAAGATCATGCACAACGCGCAATACGATGCGGGCTGGATCCGCCGGATGGGCTTTACGCTAAACGGAAAGATCATCGACACGATGCTGATCGCCGCACTACTTGACGAGAACCGCTTCAGCTACAGTCTGAACAGCCTTTGTTACGATCTGTTGGGCAAAATTAAAACGGAGAAAACGCTACAAGAAGCCGCCCGCGAGTTTGGCTTGGACCCTAAGGCTGAGATGTGGAAAATGCCTGCCATGTATGTCGGGCCATATGCACAAAATGATGCAGAAATCACACTCGACCTTTGGAACTATTTATCAACACAAGTGACCAAAGAAGACCTCTGGCCTATCGTTGAACTCGAATTGAAACTCCTGCCTTGCCTGATTGACATGACGTGGCGCGGCGTTCGCGTTGATCAAGACCGTGTCGAGCGCACCAGAAATTATTTAATCAAACAAGAAAAACAAATCATCAAACAGATTAAGTCTGTAGCTGGTTCTAATGTAGAACTCTGGGCCGCGGCATCAATAGCCAAGGCCTTTGATAAACTGAGTATTGCCTACCCGCGCACAGAAAAGGGCGCACCGTCTTTTACGAAATCATTTCTTGCAGACCACCCGCATGAACTGGCGCAGTTGATTGTCAAAGCCCGCAACCTGAATAAGACCAGCGGAACATTTATCAACACAATTATGAAACACTGCCGCAACGATGGGCGCATCCACGGTCATATCAATCAGATCCGCTCTGATGACGGCGGCACGGTATCGGGGCGGATATCTATGTCGAACCCCAACCTACAACAGATCCCGGCTCGTGACCCAGAACTTGGCCCGATGATCCGTAGCCTGTTCCTGCCGGAAGAAAATGAGCAGTGGGCGGCGATTGATTTCTCGCAACAGGAACCACGCATCTTGGTGCATTACTTT